TATTTCTTCTGGTGTTGGTCCAGGCAGATCAATAAACGTTACATTGGCAATTAAAATTTTTCCTACTCCTGGAACTGGATCTCCAAACACATCGTTGTTTGCATAAATTACGGTTGTTGTTTCTCCACTATGTGAGGCTGTTAGGGTATCTGTCACAAGTGCTCCGTAATTTCCATCATTAGGATCACCATACCATGCTGTAATTGTTTCTATCATTTTCCCAGATGGGGCATTGATACTAAATGATCCATTTTCGTCTACTCTGTAAGTATAATTAAATGGTAGGGGTGCTGCAACGTAAGGCTCTGGAGCGGGTGCTACATATGTAGAACCAGTAACAACATTTGAATTTTCAGAGTAAAGAGCAAATGTATCATTGTCAGATCTGATATGAAATGACCATATAGTTCCTGCTGGCATAAGCCCATCTAGCAAGGAGTGTTCGATTGTAATTGTTGTATTTAAGGAATTTGGTCCGCCAACATTTCCAGTAGCAATTCCCCAGCCATTGCAACCAGTACAATTAAAACTAATCGCATATCTTTCTGGCTGAGTATTTCCAGTATTTGGAGGCTCCCAACTTAACACTGTTGATGTTTCTCCACTGCTAATTGTTAAATTTCTTGGGGCACCTATTGTTTTTACTACAGGTGCAACCTGAGTTGTGCTAAATACAGATGATGGGACTACTACCCAACCATCTCCAATATTCCATTGAAGACTACCATTTGATCCTCCGCCATTTTCATAAAACCATACGTCTATTGGAACCCAATCATTATTTGTCATGGCATATGAAACTGGCAAGCCACACTGTCCGCCTCTATCAAACCAGTTGTTTACGATTAGCTGTCCATTAATGTATAGTCTCATGCCATCATCAGAGCATGCTCTAAATTGTACAGTTAAGCCATTTGTTTGTTGTAAATATCCAGACCAATGATATTGATAGTCTTCTGAAACTCCTAATGGGCCGCTACTTCCATCATTAAAATCTATATAAGGAACAACTCCAAGAGATTGTCCCGTTGTGTTACATCCCTCTGGGGGAGATTGATTATAGTACCATCCACAATTGTATGCTTCTAGATTTAAGCCCTGCACAGCATTTGCCGCTGGAATTGCAAGAAGCCAGCCAAATGAAAGTAGGCTGGCAAGTAGTAATCTAAACTTTCTGCTCAATTAGGATCTCCTAAGTAACACACTTGTTGCATTACATAGTAATTATATCAGATTTAAGTTTTAATTACTTAGGATTATCGGTTTTATAAAAGCCTTGGCCCTTAAATTGTATGCCAAATGGGGTGAAGTGTCTAGACATTAAAGACTCACACTCTTCACAAACATATCCTGGGTCATCCTCAGAGATAGATCTTGTCACAGAAAGAAGTGCATGTGACTCATCCTCTGTACACTTATACTCATATACTGGCATTATTAGAATTAACCCCTATCATTGGCATAACGTCTATAAGTAAATGTACTCTATTTTCAACACCTTCATTTTTAACAGAATGTGGTTTAGAATTATTAATTTCCCAACACTCTCCCGCCTTCATATTTTTTACTTCATCTCCTACCTGGAAATAAACATTTTTATTTGTAATAATTGGTATATGAAATCTTCTAACTATATCCAAATAATCCCCACTGTCTTGATGTTGCAATATCTCTTTATTTCCTGGAAGATTAATCAAAACTACTTTACCCATTTTACCACCAATAATTGATTCTAAATAATTTACTATTGGCTTAACAATTTCCCACAATTCTATATCTAAATATCTAGACTCTGGCATGTATTTATCTTCATACTGCCAGTCATTTGAGTGTTCAATTAAAAAATATGTATGGGTACTTTTATGAGGCCAATACATATCTTGACGAGAAGTATCAATAAACCACTCTGAATTTAATAATCTAACTTTATTCTCTATTTCTGAAATGTCAAAAGTTTTATGAAGTTTAAAATTAAATTCTTCATTTTGTTTATTAAAATATCCTACACTTCGCATTATTAAGACCTCTTTATTTTAGTGAGCCTTTTAAAGACTTGCTCAGGTCTCCTTCGGTAGCGAATCGAAGATTATTTAATTTTTAGAATCTTTGGCTTCTTCTCTGCTGGAACATTTCTAATTACTCTGATATGTAGCATACCATCCTTAAGTTCAACATTAGAAACTTCCATGTACTCGCTTAGTTCAAAGATTCTAGTAAATTTACGTGCAGCTATTCCTTTATGAACAACCTCTGCATCAATTACCTCTGTGATTTCACCAGTAATCCAAAGACTTCCGTCCTCTATAGATACTGTTAAATCATCTTTTGTAAACCCAGCAACTGCTAGAGTTAGCTGATAGTTATCTTCGTCTAACTTAAGTAAATCATACGGCGGGAAAGCAGTATTGTTTACCCTACTTAGACTATTAAATCGTTCCAACTCTCGGTTGAAACCAATAAAAAATGGATCCTTAAAAAGATCCATAGCAAATTGTGTTACCATTTTATTCCTCCTTCAAGCGAATAAGTTATCTTAGGCCCTCTATTGAGCAGCCTTAATATATTATATCAAAGTATTTTTATCTTGTCTATTATATCTAATTTATTATACCTTATTATAGTAATAAACTTTGCCCTTACGCACACATATAATCTGGTATCTAATATTCTGTAAGCTTTTTAACCATAGAATGTATTCTATGGGTTTCCTTATCTAATAAACTTGGTCTTATCATTATATCGGTAACTCCGTAATCTGATAATTTTTTTATAAATAAAATAACATAATCTTCTGTACCAGCTATACAATATTTTTGTTCATACGGCTTTAAGCCTTTAATGAAATTAAAGGCCTCCTCATTTGAGTCACGTATTACTATTATTGCAGAAACCATTTTGTTTTTTACATTACTATACTTATTCATATTTTCAAGGTAGTCATCCATCATGCACAAGCTATACTCACCATATTCTACAGCCGATTCTAAGCTATCAGCAGAAGTTCCAGATATTACTATCGAAGGAAACTTCTTATCAGACCTTATTCTCTTTAAAGCTGCCAGCCATTTTTTGGTGTACAAAACTCTATCGTGGTGTGTATCTAATGGGTGAGATATTTCAATTAGATTATCAAGACTTTTTTCTTCTGGCAATATGTTTCCAGCCAAAACATTAAAAACAATTCTGTCTTCTTGTATCTCCTCAAACGCATCGTACATCATAGAAAAATATTCTGGGCTTAAAGCATAAGTTCTTACTGCTGGCATATATTTAATTTTTAAATCTTTATCTAGTATATTGGAGCATTTTATCCAATAATCTGGTAGCAATGAGTGATATACCATTAAAATAGAATAGTATCCAAACTTATCTAGGTCTTCAAACATTTGCTTTAGTGAATTAATATCTGGGCTTGAATTAATATCCATCCAGCTGTATCTCAATTAAATACTCCAAACTAATAGATACCGATGTACTTACTTTTTTGATTTAGCCCTAATCTTTGCAAGTGCTTCAAAGTCTTTTACTTTAGTGTCTCCTAGATATCCCCAGGCGTACCCCTCAGAAATCATTTGCTCGTTTATAGAAATACTTGATCCATCTAGATATACCCAGCCTAATATTCTTCCATATTTTTCTGAGCTATCCATTTTTTCTGTCTTTATCACAACGGTTTTAGCATCTTTAATTTTAGACTTAAGAAATTCTTTTGACTCAAGACCTAAAACTTTTTCTGCTTTATCTGATGTGCGACTTTCTGGAGTATCTATACCAGCAAGTCTCACTCTTTGAGAATAAGATATGCTAAATCCTAAATCAATATCAACATCAATTGTATCTCCGTCAACAACATTAGTGACTTTCTTTACATAGTATTCAAACATTACTTTACAGCGGGAGGCTTAGCTCCACCACCTTTAGCTACAGGTTTAGCTGCAGGCTTAGCTGCTGCTTTCTTAGCTGGAGTTGCAGCCTTTGGCTTAACTGCTTGTCCAAATGCTGGTCTTCCAAATCCTACAATAAATACTGGCTGGCTCTTACGAAGCTTTGAACCATTCTTTTTCTTGTATGCACGATTCTTGAGACAGGCTTCTCCGCCATTTCTCTGATCTCCCTTTTTATCTGCAGAAGTATTTCCTTCTGCAACGTCTACCGTTCCATCTGCATTCACTGCAGTAACAATTCCTACGTGAGAAATTCTATCGACGCCATCATTTGGGAAATCAAAATAACATATATCTCCAACTGCTGGGGCTGCTGTTTCTACTGGCTGCCATGTTCCTGCCTTAATAAATGCTTGTGCTCCCGCTGGAGTATAAACTGTATTTGGAACTTTTACTCCTGCTTCGTTAGCACACCACATTACGAATGATCCACACCATGGCTGAAAGTTAGCCTTGGCAAACTTTCCATACTTTGTTTCATTATCTTTTGGACCTTCAATGTATCCAATCTCTCCCAGTGCTACTTCTACTAGTCTTGCTGCTGATCCTTGTACTGCTGTCATTTTGATTTCCTCCCAGAAATTTTATTATATTTATTATACCATTTAATATTTTGTGCCCTCGGCTGGAATCGAACCAGCGACCTGCGGATTAGAAGTCCGTTGCTCTATCCCCTGAGCTACGAAGGCATTTTTATATGTCATCCTCAATAGGAATGATTCCGTATTCTTTGGCAACCATCCTGCCTTCTTCTGTTAACTCAAACTCTGCCTCTAAATTTTCATTGTATGTTATGTTTACTAGGCCCATATCAAATAGCTCCATGAATATCTTATCAATTTCTTCTACGTGAACCTCCCACAACTCTGGGGCAAGGTCCTTAGCCAGATCAGTTATTTTAAATATAAACTCGCCATCTTCCTCTATACCAACAACCTCAATAACACCCATTTGAAGATACTCGTACATCTTGTCGTCGCTGTCTTCCATGTCTACCTTTCTGTACCCCCAGTGGGATTCGAACCTACGCTGTATGGATTTTAAGTCCACTGCCTCTACCGCTGGGCTATGAGGGCCTAACGTAATTGTATCAGATATTTTAAAATATTTAAAGAGTTTTTAAAAACTTATACATCTTGATTTTGCAAGGGAGTACAGTCTATAATGCTCAGAAAGATCCATTTGTTTTACATAATCCATATAATTGTTGTAATCTAAATCACCTTTTGAGCTAATTAGTTTAAATGAGTTTTGTGTCTTTGAATACCAATCTTTGTAATCTTTAACTGAATCAGTTACAAAATTTATATCGCCGTTAAACTCTTTACATATATGCTCTACGATCTTGCTAGTGTTATTAACCAAGTCTTCAAAGCGAAAAAACATCGATGCTTTATCTAAAACAAAATTATAATGCTCTATGTATTGATCTGGCCTATACCAAGCAAGTCCGTTTTTTTCCATTGTGTTTATTGATGAAATGCAATCTACTGGGTTTCTAACTATTGTTATTATTGGATCCGATAACATTTTTTGGTAAAGAATTTCTTTAGGATCATTTGCTTCTTTCATATCGTAATGAATGAAATTAACTTTTAAATCTGTATTTGTATTTATATACCAATATAGCCAATGTCTGCCCGATCTAGGGTATGTCAACATAGTTATATTATTATCTTTGCTTACATCCATTATATTTCTCTTTCTGTGCGGAATGTAGGACTTGAACCTACGATTACCGAATTATGAGTTCGGGGCTTTAACCAACTAAGCTAATTCCGCCTGCCTGTTAGTATATTATATCCATAATGTTCCTGCCAGTCAATAGCATCTTGATTGTCATTTAATAATGGTTGACCTTTTATATTTAAGCTTGTGTTTAATAGCATTGGCACTCCAGTTGCCCAATAAAACTTTCTTAAAGCCATGTGAAGACCTGGATGCTGATCTTTATTTACAGTCTGGACTCTAGATGTTCCGTCTACATGCACTACAGATGGAACCTTTTCTGGGTATTTGCATTTAACTGTATATTGCATATAAGGAGATGCAAAATTCATATCAAACCATTCGCTAGCAAATTCTTCTAGTACTACTGGGGCAAACGGTCTAAACAGCTCTCTTTGCTTTATTAGATTTACCTTATCTTTAATGTTTGGATCTCTAGGATCTGCCAATATACTTCGATTTCCTAAAGCTCTAGGTCCATATTCTGCTCTTCCTGAAGCAACCGCCACTATTCCATTTTGCAATATACCATCAACAATTTTTTGAGTTGGATATTCATCGCTAATGTTGTGTCCGAGGTACGGCCCTTTCCAATCTATATGATTTCCATATAAAGCTGCTGCAGCTCCCAATGAGCTTCCAGCATCACCTGGATTTGGCATTATCCAAACTTCTTTAAATATATTCCATAAGATTGTATTTGCTTTGCTGTTTAAAGCACATCCACCCATAAAAACTAAATTTTTTTTACCAGTAATATTATAGGCCATATGCATAAACTCGCTAAGTCTTATCTCGTATACTTTTTGAACCGCTGCAGCCAGATCAAATTTTCTTTGCTCAAACCACTCTCCAATATAGCCAGTGCCCTCTTGTCCCGCAAAACAGGGGACATGGCCCCAATCAAAATCTTTTATACCAGTATGAAAATTGTATTTTTGCCAATTGTATTTTGGAAAATATTCGTTTACTTGTTTAAAATATCTATCTGGGTTTCCATACGCTGCCATGCCCATCATTATATATTCTTCTTGATTTGGAATAAGACCTAGTAGCCCTGTGAATGCGGAATAAAATAATCCAAAGCTGAGGGGGTAGTTTTGCTTAAATTTTAATTTAATGCTTGAGCCTTCTCCAATCCATACTGTAGAGGTATTATATTCTCCAATTGAGTCTAGTACAACAATAACTGCATCATTAAATTTACTTGTATAGTAACCAGCTGCTGCATGTGAATAATGATGAGAAAAATATTTAATTGGTAGGTCCATAGGAATATTAGGCTTCCAGTCTCCAGCTCCGCCACGGAGTAACAGCCTTGACCTCTTTAGCTGAGGTTTTTCATAATAAGCAATGTGTGTTGGGATTCCATAATTAAGCATATCTTCATATATATCTGCATTGTTATACCAGTCATTTTTTCTCTTGCTATATCTTTCTGAATGAGCGGAAAAAAGTATCTCTCCATCTTTTAACAGAGAAACTGATGCGTCATGAGATGTTTCATTGATTCCTAAAATTATCAACTATCTAGACCCCTTTAGTAAATAAAATCACGTCTTTTTTTATTTTTTCTTTTTGCCCTTAAATTATAAAAATAAATATATACTCTTTTATAAAAATCACTAATCATTGTTTTTCCAATTTTCATTAAAAAATTTTTCAAAGGCTTCGGCGATATGAATATTTTTGTGCCCTCCAAAATGTGAGTGCTCTGCCCCGTACTGCCTATCTAAAGCTGCATGAAATTGTTTTCCCCAAGCATTTTTATAGTCTTCGTGGCAGTTTACTATAGTTTCATTTTCGATATAATATATTTCTTCAGACCGCTTATCAAAAGCCCAGTTATGAGAATACATATTTATCATATTTTTGTATGTTCCTGGGTATTGATCATTAACTTGAGACAAAACATAGTACTGCTGCTGGTGCCATGTGCCCCATGCAAACTTGATTCCTGCAATATCACAATACTGCTGCAACATTTGTACATACATGCTAGAATAAAATTGAGGAATCTCTGATGGTATTACATCTTCTGCAATTAATGGCTTAGATAAAAATTTTTGATTTCCTGGTATCATACATATATTGGCTGTTTGCCTAAAAGGTTCATGCCACGGAGTTGGAATTTTTTGATGCTCTTCTAGCCTATCAAATGCGCCATGCTTTAGGTACTTAGGATTTGATACTATTTCAAATCTATTAAATACTGGAAATAACGCAAATATATACTTCGGGTGTCCAAATTCTTTAAAGTACGCAAATATGTCTCTGACTTGTTTTGTTACGCCGCTTCCAGGCACACCTAAATTAGAATGAGTAAGCCCTAATTTATTTGAAAGTATATCGCCCCACCTAAACTCTTCATCCAAGCCAGTGCCATATGTATGAGAACATCCAGTTATAAGTATATCTGTTCCAGAAGAAAATTCTTTTGACCTATAAGTTTTTTTATTATGATGATACTCTATGCCTTCATGAATATAGTCAAATTCTTTTATGCCATCTAGCAGTATATTTGTGTATATCTGTCTAGCAGTAAGATCTGTATACTGATAGTTATCATTGCTTTTTTTATCAAGCATAGCTTGAAGTAGTGTGCCGTCAAAAACATCGCTAACCTCTTTAACACTTGCTAAATCTATTTTAGCCATATATTTTACCGTCCATTTCTTTAATTATAGTTTTTTCAACAATTTGTTGTACAAAATCTGAAAAATGTTTTCTAATTGACCCAGAAGGTCTTGATCCAAAAGATGTCCACAGTCTTTTATATTCTACAATATTTGCAAATGTGGTGGGGCACACGACTATACCATTGTATTCTTTTAGTATTGTTGGTAGCGGAACGTGTTTACTGCAACATTTGCATTCTTTTGCTTTTTCTTGATATGTGCTCATAGTATTTCCATATTCTCTAGCGCTCTTGACATTTTATCTATCTCCCCCGCCAATCTTTCAGGCATTCTTGGTGCTCTAATTAAGTTGTCTCTGTAAACTTCTTGATCTTCCTCTAAATAATTATCTTCAACAAACGACTCATATGTATGTATATTTACTTCATCATTTATATTAGGCCTTGTCCTGCTAATTGAATTATATACCGAGCCGCATACTGCGTCAGCTAAGTCTTTAGACCCTTTTCTAGGGTGATCTACTCTATCTCTCATAATTTTAAGCTGAAGCAATTCATCTATAAGCAAGGGTATGTGCGGGCCGTGAAGTCTTTCTTCTAGAACTACCATTGCCATATCGTCATAATGTTTTTTAGCAACAGAAAGTATCTCTGTATTAATTCCATATTGTTTTAACTGCTGCATCATATCGTGTGAGTTCCACCTGTCAAATGTGCAGACCGATATATTAAATCCTCTAGTCCTTAAGGACAATATGTAATCTTTAACTTCTGTAAAATCTACAGACTTATCTGGTGTTGGCGTCCAATACCTGACAGCATCTACGGATACTATTGGGGCTGGCTGAGAGTATTCGTTAGTCACCCTTACATTAACCCAATTCTCAACATGAGCCATTGCTACTGCACAGTGGTCATGCTTTTGCGCTAAGTCTACGTGTAAAAAATATTTTTTATCTGGATCTGGCTTAAACCATTCTTCAAGCCTACCAAATTTGTCTACTGCAAGTCCTGTGTTATTAAAAGCTTTCTCGACTTTTTCTCTAGACTTAAAGAATGCATCAATCATCTCTGGTGGCATGCATGCGAATCTTCCTAGGGCATCTAGCGAATTCTTATAGAATGCCGTTTTAAAGTCCTCTATACTTCTAGTAGGATTTACTTCCCATGTAGGTCTTCTCAAAGCATACACCTTCGGAATTAAATAAGAATTAATATGGTCTTCTTCCCATTCAATTTCAAATTCATTGCCCTCTGTTCCGTCTGGCAAATCTTCATCCATCTTAAACTTATGCGACCTAACTATAGTTTCTTTGTCAGCAATCACTGAGTTATAAAACTTTTGAATAGGATCATTTTTAAATCTTGGAAATGAAAGTAAAATAACTTTTCCAAAGTCTGGGAAACGAGAATCCACTGAGGCTCTGTACATTTCATAAATTGCATCAGCTGTTTTTGCCTGGTCATGACCCGTCGTATTCTCAATAGCAAATCCTGAAATCTCGTCAAGAATTACAACGATTACGTTATACCCCTCCCATGCCTCACGCTCTGAGTGACCAGAGTGTACTGTTATAGCCTTGTCAAATTTCATCTCAGAGGCTTTTGGATCATACTTGCCAACGAACCATGGTGAGCGGTCTATTCGTGTCTTAAATCCCTTAAAGAATACGTTATTGGCCTGCTGTGAGTTTATTGCTATATTAAGAATATCAATTGAATCTCCAGGAGGTTTTCCATAATATGTTGCTGGATCTTTTAAGCATAAAAGTAAATAAACAATATATGCAACAGCTATCGTCGAAGAATAATCTTTACCAGAACCTTTGCCGAGCTGGGCAATAACTTCTGTACATGTTTGTTTATATATTCTTTCGCCTTCTTGCTCTCCAAATAATTTCTTTAGGGTGGCTTCTTTATAGATCTGAGAGCTTTTTTCAATTAAAGTATATTGTAATTCAGAAAGTGGTGGCAGTCCTAGGTAGTCTGGGCTAGTTACAAATGTTCGTAAATCTACTGGACGCTCTTCAAACTCTTCGCCATCCAATATGTCAATTAAGTCATCAAAACTAAATTCCACTGACATTTTCCTCAATGACTACTGCCTCTACAATTCCAGTAATTTGAGAAAGCCTTTTGGCAACTTCCATTTTACATTTTGGGCAGGTAGAGGTAACTTCTTTTAATATCTTAACAAGCACTTCTTGTTTTCTTTCCGCCTCTGCAACTTGTGTAGCAAGTTCGTTATTTTCTAAAACTCCGACGGACTGAAGCATTGCAATTCTTTTAGTCTCTATATCTGCAATAAGCTTAAGGGCTCCAGATTTAATTGCTAATTGGCCAGATTGATCTGCCTCATCAACTGTCCTCCACGCCTCTTTGATAAGCATTGCATAATGCTGATCTGCACCAGAAATAGCCTCTTTTGCTCTATCACGAACAGCATTGTCATTATGAACAATGTTCTTCCACTCGTCTATTAGTTCGACCACTTCTTTTCTCTGAAGCCCAGTTATAGTTGCAATTTGTGTAGGGTTATTTCCCTGTAATAGTTTTTCTACTACATTATTCATTCTATCCATATGCTGGGGAAGATCAATTTCCATTGTCATTCTATAAGTATACCATATTTTAGTTGACTAAGATTGATTAGCAATTTTAAGAAGAATTAAATATCCAATTAAATCATCAATATCATTATCTCCAGCAAAGCCTTGGGCATGACTAATTCTATTTAACTTATCGTCAATACGAACTTTAAGCTGCTCTACCGAATTAGATGTAGCAAACAGCCTCATAGGATTTAATGCTGAATCTCCATATGATATATTCTTTTTAATTAACATTTCTGATACCTCTAGGCATTGATTGAGAATCTTATTGCCTGATGGAGCATCTGTTGCTATTACCTGTAGATCTGTAATCCACATTTGGTAGCCTTTATCTTTTTGTGGGTATCCCGCCATTTTATTCCATTTCTCTATATAGTCTTTTTAAACCTTTTAAGGTTCCAATATCCATATATTGACCTCCTGGTTTTACAGCACGAACATCTAAACTCATATCAATCCATTCCTGAATTTGTTTTCCTGGATGATCTAAATCTGTATCTACATATCTTATCAAATTTTTTCTAAACAGCATAGTGCCCCACATATACTCATATTCGCAGTCTTGAACTTTATCTTTAGAAGACAGAACCTTATCTCCAGATAAAGATATCTGCCCAACTCTTCCTTTTAAATCATCTGTACATTTCCATGCCCCAAGAACTACATCGCCTTCTGACTTCATCATTTCTTTATATATGTTTGTCTGAGCACCCAATATAAATGTATCTGGCATTCCAATAAGAACTGTATGGTTATGTTCTCCTACCATAAATTTTACAGCATCAGACATGGTTGAAGGCTCACGCACGATAAGTTTAATATTCATATCCATATTCTGAATAATAGGAACCCATTCAGCTCTGGTAGAAACTATAACCTCATCACAAACTTCTAACATTTGCTCCACATGCCATTGCAATAATGATCTTTCGTCTGATATTGGAAGGCAAAACTTAGGTATACCTCCGACTCTAGAGGCTTTACCTGACGCTGGTAGAACTCCTACAATGGGCATTATTCCTCCCACTCGTGAGGATTAAATCCGTTAGGATAAGATTCATTTACCATCGGATCTTTTTTCCAAGCAATCCATCCTTCTTCTCTATCGTCTCCCCAATATAGATGAACTACATCTCTATCTAAAAGTCTTTTAGCATCTTCTCCGTGAAAAATATAAACCTTATTGTCTTTTAAAAATGGCATTTCAATAAGCTCAGAAGCCCATTCGTTAATGTGTTTTTGATATGGATCTACTCCAAGCTCACGGTATAAGGCATCTGTAAACATCTGAACATCAGTATAGTAATGAACCATATGATTATGCTGAATAATTCCTTCGGAACATCTTTCAACGCAAAGATCTATGGCTGCCTTTAATAGTGGATGCCCAGCCTTTGCAGCAATTGTTTGAGTTGCTAGCCACGGAGTATCTTTTTCAATATCTAAAATCATATCGTATTCAGGATTTAGCCATGTGTCTACTGGGACCTTGCAGTGCGTATCCATGTCCGCATATATTCCACCATGTATGTAAAGAATGGCAAATCTCCAAAGACCAGCTTTCATTACACCTAAAGGCAAATTTACATATGCTTCATATGTTTTTGAATCAAAATGTTCTTTAAAGAAATTTTCTCTATCCTGTCCGCTCATGTACCCATAAGTATATTCTGGATTTTGATAAGTCCATGTTCCTACGCTTTCTTTAGCGTAAGCTGGCAATTCGTCAAAACTTGTTTCATATGTCTGCCAAATATTTTTTTCTATGCTCATACTATCTCCTTTTAATTAATCCAAACTGTTCTAGGTATCTCTGTATGGTCATAGCAGAGACATTGCACTCTTTTCCAATTTCTGTTACTGTCTTTTTTTGAACTACATATCTTCTATATAGCCACTCTTTGCTTTGATAGAATTTCATCTTTCAGTGAGCACCTTATTTGCGTAATGTGCAATTCCAAATGAATCAGCAACATCAAAATCATCTAGGGATAGGTCATACTTATTGTTAAAGTAATCTACAGTTCTCTGCTTTCTCATATTACGTATTTGATTTTTATACCATGAGTCAGCATATCCTGGATACCTTAATCTTATCGCCGCTTTTTCATCTTTTGTAGGATTTTTATTTCCTATATATGCCTGCCACGCAGTAGGGCTAATCGTAATAACCTTTGCTCCAGTTGACATAAGCTCAGCAATTACTACGCCATATACATAAGATAATTTTATCACAGCATCTGGTGATCTGACAAGAACTGCGCCCTCAACTACAATATAATCTGATTTTAATTCTTCCAGCATAACAGACATTTTCTTTTTGGCGTCGTGTATCTTTTCATAAATATCATTTCCATATAGATCTATTTTTCCCCATTTAAGAGGAATATCATTTTCCATAAGGCAAAATGCTATTGAGTTTGTAGATGCATCTATGCCCAATACTCTGTGTGCTTTAACTTTTATAAGGTCAGCTAATTTCATTTATCCGCCCCAGTATATTTTTTTTATTATTTAGACTGCCAATTTTTTCACATGAGGCACAGATATCGCTTTTATTATATCTGCTTAGTCTGCTACCACACTTTTTGCAACCCCTAAATGCACCATTTTTAATTGCCTTTTTTTCGTAATACTTTTCCATGATTCTTCGATTAGTTGCAACTCTGCAACATTCATCGCAACAATACTTTTGGTTATGTGTTTTAGAATCAAATTCTTTAGCGCATTCTTTATTACTGCATATCATATTACTGGCACCTCAAATAACTCTATCTGTACTGTACCAAGCTTGGCATCTTTTGCAAAACACTCTTTCTTTACTGGACAGTATGTACATGGCATTTTTGATTTTGTGGCACCTGAAGGTCTCATTGGAAGATCACCGCTCTGAAAATTATCCCAAACTTCTTGCATCCAAATAAATGTATCCTCAATAATTTTTTTATTTTTATCATTCATTGATACTGGTATTATTAAAATTTCTTGTGTATTTTTATTTTCATAAAGAAAGAATCCTTCTTTAGCATTCTTTAATTTCATATAGGTCAAAAGCTGAAGCATATGATTGGGGGAAGACTTCATTTCAGCCTGCCTAGCATCCCATACTTCTTGCTTAGCTGTTTTAATTTCTCCGATTACGGTCTCTCCATCATAGCTCATAATTAGATCTATGAATCCCCTGATTGGAGGATAATCATTAATTATTTCTTCTTCTTCTGATACAAATTCTGGCATTGTTGCTATGAGCTTTTGCAGTCTTTCATGAGCTTGGGTTCCTTGTGCCATATTAGCAACTGCGACAGCATCGTTATCATCAATAAACATCGCACCACTAAATGCCATATACCAATATCTGGGGCATCTTCCGTGTCCATAACCAAGCGAGCTTGGGCTAAAAGATTTTTTAGTCATCTCTCCATCTGCACGTTTTGTATTTCGATATGACTCATCGAGCAACTCGGCAAATCTTTCTGGGTCAAAGTGTTTCCCTGTATGCTTTTTAAATTTAAGATTCTTTACTATATCTCTACCCATTATGAATTGTACCTAACGACATACTTGAGTGCATCTACAAGTTTGTCTATAGACTCCTTTAGAGAATAGTACACATTCTTTTTATTGTTATTTATAGTTCCAGCCTTATCTTTAGCTATTGTAGAATAATATGAGGCAAGTACAGCAAATTTTGTAGACATTGCCTGCAACTCCATTATAAGCATTGGAGATTTAGCGGAGGGAACATCGGGATTCATAAGTAATTTTACAACAATAGCCAGAGCTTTATCTAAGTGTTCGTCCTTCATAAACTCATGAAGATCGTTGAACTCTGTGATGTCGCTAATAAGCTCTAATGTATTTTTATCCTCTGTCATTAGTAATTACCTTATCGATTTTAAACACAAAGTAATATGTAACTCCGCCAAAAACATATCCCACCAATAATCCAAATAAAAAATTAATCACGATTTTCCTCCCAAAATTGGATCAGTTCCTCTAAAACTGCCCACTCAATTATACCAAGTCGTACCTTGGAATCTGTTCCAACTATAATTTTTAATGCTGGATGCATATCCCTACTTACTCTAAATGTATCTGTACATATTTTTGACCACACATCTTTATTTAAAGTAAATGATTTGCTTGCTTCTTTATAATCTACTACAAAACTTTTCCATTTTGCATCACCCTTTTGATAGTCACCACGACCACTATTTTTTTGTGCCTTGGCCCCATCTCTTTTTACTTCTGATCTTTCTGACATTACTGAACCCTATATTGATTATCATGTCCTTCTGGACACTTCCATGTCATTGTTAGCGTGTTTGGATCCCAAAATGCTTCTTCTGCATCCTTATCACATTTAGAGCATGGTTTTAGTCCACTTATTTTTTCAAGACCTTCTTTATGAAGAATTTCTGGTCTATTAAAAAATTCATTAAGATTTGGCATTTATTTCTCCAATCAAGCTGTCTACAACATTTGGATTTTCTCTTAAATATGCTACAGCCTTTGCACGTCCTTGAAAACGCTCTCCATTTATTGTATACCATGCACCACCCTTTTCAATAATCCCATACATTTCAGCAACATCAAGTGTCTCACCAACACTGTCTACCCCCAAAGAATCCCCTTGGTAGTAGAAGTCATACTGCCCCGATAAATTTGGGGGGCTTGTTTTGCTGTAATCAACAATCCAATTAACTGGTCTTCCGACTCTTTGTTCGATAATTTTGTCGCCAACCTTAATGCCAGCTTTAATAGCATTAGCCTCAGCCTCAGAAGACCAAAGCTTAACGACTGTTGAGGAGAAGAACTTGACAGCCATTCCGCCTGTGGGGATGTGACTAGCATGCATAGATCCAAACTGATTTCGTTGTTGTGAGATGAGAACAAGTAGTGTGTTTTTGTTTGCATAGTTTAACATTTTGACTGCGTGGGTCATATCCTTTGCTTCAGCGCCGATTTGCTTGGTATCTTGCAAATCCTTCATTTCATTTCCATCTTTTTCAAAGTAAATTGCTGGGAGCAGTGCTGATATAGAATCAACTACTATTAAATCAACTCCAGCATCCATTAGTTTTGTTGCAACATCAACCATATCATTAACAGTTTTGGCTGGAGAATAAATTAATTTAGAAGAATCTACTCCCAAAACTTCTGCCCATGCTTGATCATAAGATGCCTCAGCATCTATCCAGGCACATGTTTTGCCATCTTTTTGAGCCATGGCTATCATCTGTAAGCAAAAAGATGACTTACCAGCAGACTTATTTCCCCAAACAAGAACTTGTCTCCCATAGGCAAACCCGCCCTTTAGTGCGTCTGTTAAACCAATACTGGGAGTCTTTTGCTTTTCAATATGAATATCTTGTGCGGACTGAACCCTTGCTCTTGTTTTTGGATCTAGCTTTGCTAATATTTCATCTAATACGAGTGTCATATGTACTCTTTCTGTTATCTCTCTATTATATCATTAAAACAAATTGCCGTGAAGTAGTGGTCTACTATTATTTACTTCCATTTTTTGATAAAGCATTTCATCTAAACTGTCTTCAATAAAAGTGGCATTCATCATTGCTGCATATAAATCTAATAGCCTAATTATAATATCAGCCATTTCTTCTACAATTTCTTGACTACCTTTATTTTTTCTAATAGCCTCTAAAACCTCAGTAACTTCAGAATGAATTAAAGCTAGCTTATTTCCAATTTTATCGTGATTAATTGGCCCATCCCAAAATCCTTTTTTAATTGCTGTTTCATGTAGTACCGCAGACAATGCATCTAAGCCATACTGAGAAACTAACCTATCTTCATTATTCGAAATCTATCAGAATCATATGTTACTTTCATTTCTCTATTTTCTTGATTTGAATCTAAAAATGTAATTACTGGTACATTTATCTCTTTAAGGGTTGCTAAAATAGAAACCAATATATTACTGAGATTCATTCCTTCTATAAGTTGCTCTGGGTTATTGCTTGTCATATTATCTCCTTTATATTTAATGTGCCATCATCTAATTTAGATAGCACTACCTTACACTTCATTCCTTCACGCAATTTAGCAAGTGTCATCTTGTACATGGTAGGGAAGGCAATTGCTCTAATTAATTCTTTATCCTTATTTGCAAACACTATGTGGCTCATCATTTTACCCGCCTTTGTTTTAAATGGGGTAAAGTTAATAACCATATATTCATCTTCTTCTAAGTCATATTCTTTTCTGTAAAGATAATCCACAAAAAGATCTGAGCCGTTTGGATCTATATCTTTAATATTTTTAACCATACCAAACATTACAAATGAGCCTAGGTCATCAAAATCTTCAATTGGTCTTGCCTGTGCTTTAATTCTTGGGGGTATGCCCTCTAGATTAAATGTTGGTATACCAAGATACTCATAGTAATTATCTTTTTCATTTCCAGATCTTGGGTTATCTTCAAAAGCTGCCCCTCCGATTGCATTAAGTGCGTCTATCGCCCTGCTATTAATACCACTTCCCTTTTTAGAAGCTTTAGAAATTAAATCAGCATAGTCTTTAAATGGACGTTGTGCCATAAGCTTATTTGCAATATTATCTGATATGAATTTAACTTCCGCTAAACCAAATCTAATTCCCTCATCTTGCAAGGAAAAGTATATGTCTGACTCGTTGACGTGTGGCAGCATTATTCGAAGCCCAAGTCTTTTTGCTTCGATTAAATATTCCGTCCTAGCATCTTTATCATTTTCGTTTTTAAGGATTGAAAACATAAACTCAAGAGGATAATAAGTCTTAAGCCAAGCAGTATAATAAGAAAGCATGGAGTAAGCAACAGCATGAGAGCGATTAAAAGAATACCCAGCATGCGCTTCAAAATCATGCCAAAGCTCTGCCGCTTTCTTTTCTGAGATATGCTCAGAAGCCCCGCTAATAAACTTATCCTTGAACTGGTCGAACTCTTTTGCATCTTTCTTTTTACCAATGATCTTGCGAACCTTATCGGCTTCTGACCAAGACATCCCTCCTAAATATACACAGGCTTGCATAACCTGCTCCTGATAAATAATAACACCATATGTATTCTCGGTAAAGTCTTTCATTAATACATGGCTATAGTCTACTGCTTCTCTACCATTTTTACGATCAATATACGAAGCGCCTACAGTATTCATTGCTCCTGGTCTTACTAGGGCATTTGAGGCAACCAAATCTTCAAACTTATCTACACCCATTTTCATAAGAAGATTTGTATATGGCGTTGCTTCTGCCTGAAATACACCTTTGGTGTATCCTTCGCTTAACATTTGATAAACTTTTGGATCGTCCATAGTTAATTCTGAAAGATTAATCTGCTTTCCAGATCTCTTTTTAATCGATCCCAATGTATCTGATATAACAGAAAGTGTTTTTAATCCTAGTGCATCAAGCTTAATCAAACCAATATCTGCAACAGTATCCATATCGTATGCTACAACTGGAATACGTCCAGAGACTTTATCTTGTGCGTCTTCACGAGATTCAACTGGAGCATACTTTCTTAGATCATCTTTTGCCACAACAACTCCTGCAGCATGAACACCTACAGATCTAATTCTGCCACGCAGTCTTTCTGCTAGCCACACAACTTCTGGGTACTTAGCTCTGAATTCTTTTGTATTCGGCGAACTTAAAAAGTCTTCGAATGTGTCAATTTGTTTTGTTGCACGATTTACCTCTTGAAGGGGAACCATAAATACACGAGCAGCATCTCTAATTACACCCTTATCTTTAAAGTATGTGTATGTAGAAATAGAAGCAACATGCTTAAACTTACCCTTTAAGTAATCTTTTACTTCCTTACGGCGTCTATCCTCAAAGTCTGTGTCAATATCTGGAAAATCATTTCGCTCTGGATTAATAAATCTAAAAAACAATAGGTTATATTTAATTGGGTCTACATCTGTAATTCCTAGGGCATAGCAAACTAATGATCCCGCTGCAGAACCACGTCCTGGACCAACTCTAATTCCAGATTCTTTTGCCCAATTAATCATATCACCAACAACTAAAAAGTATGAGGCAAAGTTTTTAGAAGCAATAACCGATAACTCTTCTTCTAGCCTATCCATATAAATTGGGTCTGAAGCCTTCTGAAGGCTCTCTAAGCCCTTTACGGCCAGTGATCTTAGTCTTTCATCAGCATCTGTTTTTGGAACTGGCAGAAGGTCAAGGCCCTGATTAAAATCATAATCTCCAACCTTATTAGCAATCTCCATTGTATTTTCATATATATCAGTTCTAGTTATATTAGATTTGTTAAAGTCTGACTCAATCTCAGATCTAGTTTGAATAAACAAATTGTAGTCTTGAAAAGATATTCTTCTGTCTGGATATAAATAATTAAACCTATCCAACATATTCTTCATATTTTTAGACATATCAAAATCTATATCTTTATCTGCCTTGGGTGATGTAGATAAGATTAATAAGGCTTCCTCAAGGATTCGATCTTCTTCTTTGGCAAAGTGTGCGTCTCCCGTTGCCACCGCTTTAATTCCAAGCTCATCAGCCAGCTCTAGTAATTTTGAGTTTATTTCTGCTGGGTTGTGAGATTGAACCTCAACATAAAAATCTTCGTGAAAAGTTTGCTTAAAGTCTTTGAGTATAAGCTTTGCTTCTGAGAATTCCTGACGTTCAATAGATTTGCTAATAAGCCCATTGAGACATCCAGACAATACAATAATGCCTTCCGCATATTCTTTTAACACCTCTCTGTCAATACGTGGCTTATGATAAAAGCCTTCGTTCCATGCAATTTCTTGCAGGGCATTTATGTTTTCTAAACCCTTTTTATTTTTAGCCAAAAGAATAATATGGTTATAGGCCTGAATAGATTTATCTGTTTTAGACGACCTATCAAATCTGTCTGTCGGAGATATGTACGCCTCAACGCCTAAGATTGGCTTAATTCCTAATTCTTTTGCTGCGATCTGCATTTCACGATGTGAAGAAAGTGTTCCATGATCTGTGATTGCAATCGCAGTTTGTCCAGCATCCAATGCTGCTTGGCATAGCTCGGCAGGAGAATTAAGGCCATCCATCAATGAGTAGTATGAATGAACATGCAAATGTGTGAATGACATTAATTCTCCGCCTTAACTATTCTTTACCAGTCTAAGCTGCTGCTAGTTGCAGAGTTAGATTCTTCTTGGCTTCCGCCTTCTCCCATATAAAAAGCTTCTTGCTCTGCATAAGGTACATGACGAACTGCTGTCTTTTCAAGATCAAAGAGTTCTAGTGATGAGAAGTCAAATGCTGACTCGTCTTTTGCTAATGGAATGATTGTATAGCTTGTATCGGTCTTTGTTCCGTTTCGCTTAATTCTCCACATTAGATTTGTGATTGATCCCATTTCACCAGCATACTCAATAAGTGTTGGTGTAATTGTTTTACCACTTGTGCCTTGAGAAAGAATTGCAACATATGGCTCTTCTTTTCCATCATCCACCAAAACATTGATGTATAGACGTGTCTTTGCCTTCCAACCAGCCTTTGGATCCTTACGATGTTGTTCCTGTGCCCAATCACGGCCTTCTGACTCCATTGAATCTAGAGCTTTACGACGGTAGTCCTTTGGGTTTGTGTGCTCAAGAGCAATGAATCCGCATCCGAGCTTATCATTATATGTAGGTGAGTCTGGATCAAGCTCTTGAAGGAAGCGAATCTTAACACTTTCTCCATCTTCAATCTTCAGCCAGCGACCTTTATTTTCATCGCCACCACTATATGTTGGCTTATCTAGTGCCTTATTTAAGTCTTTTAGACCCTTTACTATACTCATTTATTTCTCCTTATAGTTGATGATATATATTCATCTGTTTAACTATTATATCATTAATGCCAAGATCTGTATTCTATGTCTGACACAGCATTTTTAATACAGTGTTTAATCTCTGCATCAGTCATATCACCAGCATCTTTTGCATCGTGTGGGTATATCTTACCATATTCATTGGATGCCCACAAGATGTCTTTCATTCTTAATTTATTAGATATACTCTTTCCTAATTCTCTACCAGCTAAATCTGCATCTGTCATTATTGTTATTCTATTAAAATGCCTATTTAATATTTGTTGCTGCTCTGTAGATAAAAATCCTCCTAGTGTAGCAACTACGTTTGGAAAACCTGCCTGATGAACACGAATAGCATCAAAGCTAGATTCCACAATTATGACATGATCCCCAATCTTTTTGGCACGATGTATATTAAATAATGTTTTGCTCTTAGGAAGATTAGTACTATTCTTAAAAGATTTTCCTTCTATTGACCTTCCAACAATTCCTATTGGCATACCATCTGGGCTGTGGACGGGAACGGTAACCATATCCATATTTTCAGAATATCCTAGATCAAAATAATCCATAGCCTCATGATTTATTCCACGAGAAATAAAATAGTCCTGCGTTGTGCGTTTAACTAGATCCAATAGAGTACCAGACTCTCCGCATGAAGGGTTAAAGCAGATGAATGCACCTTTTTCACGGCTTACGCTAAAACTTGATGTATGTCTATTAGAATGAAATGGGCAGTAGCATAGAAAGTCATTAGATGTCTCTCCAACAATAGTAAGTCCTATTTCTTTTAGAATTGACTTAATGTGTGCTGGCGAGTACTGCGTGGGATCAACTTCCCTTGTGTTATACCCTCTGATTGCCATGCCTTCTTCTTTCCTACATATACGCCATATAGTGTCATTAAAAACACCCAGGTCTCTCCTGTGAATTCTACCGAAAAGTTAGTGTCTATGTCAAGTACTCTTGCATATCCTTTTGACCTCATATCTTGTGATAATAAAGATTCGTATTGAGCTTTTATTCTTATCATATCTGAATCGTCTTTAAATTCAACCGTAACTTGAAATCTTTTAATTGGTTTATGATTCATCCTTAGACTTTCTAGGGTCCTCAAAGATTTCTTTAATAATACCTCTATTAATATCCCAGTCTAAATAAACTCCAAAATCATGTCCATGTCTATTCTTTCTAGAAACAACTTCAATCAAATTAGAGTCTGGATATCTGTGAATAGCCATAGCCATATCAGCATCGTACTCAATAGCCTTTGACCACGCAACCTGACTCATCATTGGTGGATTATCTCTATCAGAAATGTCATCTCCAGTTGCTGCAGTAATATCAATTACTGGAATATTATTTCTAGTGGCTAAGTTTTTAAACTCACGAGACAAGTTCATATTACGTTCTGTAGGAGCCTTTGAATTATTATTATCTGTAAACAACTGATGGTAATCAAGAATAACTAGGTCTGGCTTATGTTGATCAATTTTTGCCTGTACAGCATTAGGTGTTACCTGATTAAATCCCTCATTAGATACAAGAATAAATCCATTCTTATCCTGAAACTTTTTGCTAGACCAAGATCTGAAGTCATCTATATTGATGTCTCCCTTAGAGAAATCTGATGCTCTAAACAATCCAGAACCCAGCATTGTATAAATTCGATCACGCATATTCTCTGGAGTCATTTCAAGAGATATGATCATTGGCTTGAATCCCTGTTCCCAAGCCTTGCATGCTAGATAGGATGTAAACCATGTCTTACCTTTACCTGGCCAACCAATTGCAACAATTAAATGTCCTGGTGCCATTCCCGTTGGATAGGCTAAATCAATTGAGTCAAAGCCCGTTTTGATTCCTGGAGAACCACCCATTTCTGCAGAACGAATCTTTAACGCCTCAATGTGCTTAATTGCACTTTCTGCATCAATAACATCTAGGTCACGAATATTACTAGTAAACTTATTTAATGCTGATAGCTCTGACTGAAGCTCTGCTAACACACGTGAAGCAGCATCTTCTTTAAGCATTGAGCCACCACGAATAAGTATTCCCTTAAGTTTATTAGAAAGAAATTCATTCTTTAGTTTATCTAGATAATATCCAGTCTCCGCACTTGCCTTTGTATCTGGATCAAAGTCTTTGAAGCGTTCTTGTAGTACTCCAACTTCTGGAACAGCTTTAAACTTATAGTAATAGTTCTTTAAGGCATCCCATATGTCCCTATGTGATGTAAATAGATCATCTACGTTATCTGCAAGGAGTGTGCTGATATCTTTGTTCTTACATACAGCTGAAATTAATGTCGCTTCTGTATTCATTTGCTTTCTCCTTCCACCATCTTTTTAGTTGCTTCTCTAAGTAACCTTCTGCGTTCTACATCTTGATCTATATCATTTTTAACTTTTTCTATTTTATCAAAGTTTAAATAAAAGAATTGAAGCGGATGACCTTGCTTAGATAAAGTAAAGTAGTAGCTGAGCAACTTGTAGGCATCATCAAATCCTACACTATCTATGACGTCCTGCATAGCCCATTTTTCACGGAACTTATTTACCCTGATCTCTTTACCGTACTTCTCTTTATATAAATTTTGGTATAAAGTAATAAGAATATAGGGCTGTCTATTATTTGACACTCTTAAGCTCTTCTTCTACTTCACGAGTCTTTTCAATAAGCTTATTCTCTACAAATGCGTATACTCTCTCTGTAGCAGAATCTACTGTTTCTCCCTGCCTGATATCGTCTTCAACTCCGATACCTATTTTGATACTTTCGTAGTTACCTAGATTTCGTGTAAAAGATAAATCTACTTTAACTCTTGTTGTCATCACTCCGCCTTCCATACAGGGACATACTTACCGTCATTGGTCTTAGTATACAATATAACATTACTTTTGAGAAGGGCCAATAATTCTGCTTTAGATGGCAGATCTTTAGTGTGTCCTGCCTCTAAAATAAATTCGTGTATATGAACTATATCAGATTCACTAAGCATATACTTAAACCATGTGCTATCTGGATTTCCGATAGGGTACACCTTTTGAGGTGACTTTATTTTCCCAACCAAAATATATTCCTCAAGGGTAACCTTGTGCCTATTTAAAATTCTTCCAGCCTGAACTAATGTATAGGCATTTTCCATACCTTTTGATACTAAACTATAAGAATAAAGAACTCTTTTTTTATCTGGATAGCACCAAGCAATCAACTCATCTTTTGCCCTAGATGACTTTAATACCTTGTGTATTTTCCCATTTAAGAAGAAATAGAGAAATCTTTTTTGTATTCCGACTCTTTTTGATCTAGCCATTTTCCTAGTTTACTCGATTCTCTATTAATCATCCAACGCTTTCCGCACATTACGCAGTATAATTCTATATGCAGCTTCTGAGAAAAGACTCTATCTATAAAAACTCTTCCATTACATTTTCTGCACCACATTATACTTTAAAAACCTTTCCATCTACAACACAAGAATAGTCTGGAGAAACGTGAATCATCTGAATGTGAGGATAGTCATTTACAATATGAGCAATAGCAAAGCCCTTTTGCCAGTCATGATGTTGACTATACTTCATTCCGTCACTCTTTTCATCACACATGTGACCAATTTCATATCCACGCAATGTTTCTCCTTCTCCATTGTTTCGCAACTCATATGTTACCATATGTGAAGCAATTCTATGAGAGTGTCCACGAATTAGAGATACCTGTAGATCTTCCATATCTTTTCTTACAGCTCCTGTGGCTGATACAGATAATCCATGGTGCACATGGATATCTCCAAAGCGTCGCTTTGGCAACTCATTATAATAAATATATTCATATCCTAATGAATCTAAACTCCATAAAGATTCTGGTGTTACTTCGCTAATATAT